TTACCCATTGGCGCGGCTTAAGAGCTTATTTTTGAATTCACAATGGTCACGATATAACCATCTTGCTCGTCCGTGGATAACTTTGGCTTTAGGCAGGTCGCCGGACTTAATCCGGTCATAGATGAAGGTCTTACCGAAGCCAGTATCAGCCATGATGAATTTCAAATCAACCAGTGAATCAGGCTGTAGTTCGTGTTGCATGAGTGCTATCTCCGGATAGGGAATCGAACCTGCAAATCAGGCAATAAAAAACCGCCATCAGGCGGATTGGTGTTCTTTCAGTTCTTCAATTCGAATATTGGTTACGTCTGCATGCGCTATCTGCGCCCATATCATCCAGTGGTTATAGCAGTCGTTGATGTTCTCTGCTTCGATAACCCTGTTGAATGGCTCTCATTCCATTCACCTGTGACTCGGAAGTGCATTTATCATCTCCATAAAACAAAACTCGCCGTAGCGAGTTCAGATATAATTTCCACCAAAGGCAGTAGTTGCTTGATGCTAAGAATTATTCAATATCTATTCCTGTAATATCTTTTATCTTTTTCCTTGCAAAGCCTTTTGCTAGTGATTTTGAAACACTCATAAGTGTACTAATTCCCTCATCCTTAAAGTTTGTTTTTATAGCTTGCCAGACATCCTTTTGACGTAAGTCAGCAATAAAATCATGCCCTCTTGCTGTCAACCTCAGTGGTACTTCGATCCAACTATATCCAACACCTTCCCCTAACGCTTTGGACATTATATGACCGAACCCAGGTTTTCCATCAACCCTGACTATTAATTCGTAGTCACATAATAATCGCATATGGAAAATAAAATCTTGGTCATATCTATTAAAGCCATTATCCTCTAGTTCACTAAGCATCGTGTCAGGGCCACGAGTTTTTTCGAATGCGATAAGTAGATCTTTTAGATATTGCTGGTCTAATTTCATTGCCGCCTCCGTGACATGTCACAGAGATTTATATCATTAATTTTGTTTCGTGCCAGCCTTTGGTCACCCAGCATTGTGAGTCACCATTACACGGGCATGAATTAACAGGAACTCTCTCGCCGCACTTACCGCAACGTTTTCTGCTGATCGATTTTATACGCCAGCGCACACGTGCATCATCCTGGCGGCTCAGTAACGCGATGTACTCACCAAACTCGCAAGGCGCACGCCTGAAACGACGCGTGGCACAGTTACGCTCCAGCATTTCAATTTCCTGAGCATCAAGTACAAGCTCCAGCTTACGCATACCGGATGATGCTTGCTTGGCTCTCTGATCGGCTTTGTGCTCTGTTGCTGATTTAGCCATTCTGCTTTTCCTGCATCAGGAGAAAGACAATCATGGCGGCGCGGATACTTCCGGTATCTTTTTACGCGATATTCTCCTTCAATGGCACATACAAGAAGAGAGCCATCAACAGGAGTGATTGAGGAATCGACAACCAGCAACGCTTAATTATCTATAGTGTCGTATTTGCTTCATAAAATATGGCGAATAACACAAAGCCCGCAGCAGCTCATTGTGCGGGCTTTTCTTATACCTACTTCCTAGAGATAATTCTATGGAGGCATTAAATCAATACTGTCATTGGTAATATCATATTATCTAAAAGTCTTTCCACTTTTAACATCTAGGTATATTCTGTTCGACAACGTCATTCCTCCGCAATATGTGAAATAGATGTTTTCACCCTTATTGCTTGATGCCATCCACCCTCCGATTTCCTTAAAATCGCTTTCCGTGCAGACCCCTTCATTTATTAACTTCCTAGCTGCCGAAGAAAACTCTTTTTTGTATATACGGTAGTCATCAGATCCTTTGATTAAAGTATCATCTCCGCTCGCATTTTCAGCAGGATCTGATGGCCTTTCACTGCTAAGATCACTAAGTTTAACCCATTCTGAAAACTTGCCATTAACGATTCCATTTTTTCTTGTGCAGGATTTATTACCTTCTTTAATATATTCGCTTTCCCCTCCAACACATGAGGCTGAATATGGCTCAGTTATACGAACCCATTCACCTTTTTTTTCTAGAAAATCTACGCCTTCCCTGAAAAATAGTTTCCCAGCCACTCCACATTTACTTGAAGGGCAGGTATGTCTTTCCGTTCGATCAACAACAACCCATAGTTTTGATTCATTTTTTGCCATTGCCGATGGTATTTGAGATGAGACAATTAACGTAAGCCCTAAAATTAGTATTGATTTTTTCATTGTAATTTCCTTTTACTTTTTACAAAGCGTTTAATCATGGCTGATTATCTCTAAGCGTAGTAACAGCCTTGTGCGAAACATGTTACCAAATCGCCATTTCAGTGTATCCGCAGTTAGGCTGCCACTTCAAGGATTCCTAATTACATGGTACGTAAGCGTAAAATCCCGTTGGTTGGCGGGTAATAACTCTGATCAAATCTCCCTTGTCTTTTGCTCTTACGTATGCAGCTCTTGTGTATTCAACCCAGGCCTCCAGTTCAGCAATACGCTTACTTCCATCCGAGATAACACCTTCTACTCACGCTGCTCGTTGAGTTTTGATTTTTGCTGTCTCCAGCTCAACACGCAGTTTCCCCACCGTTAGCGCAATATCCTCGTTCTCCTGGTCGCGGCGTTTGATGTATTGCTGGTTTCTTTCCCGTTCATCCAGCAGTGTCAGCACAATCGATGGTGTTACCAGCTCATGGAAAAGGTCCGCGTCAAATCCCCAGTTGTCATGCATTGCCTGCTCTGCCGCTTCACGCAGTGCCTGAGAGTGAATTACGCTCACTTCGAACCTCTCTGTTTACTGATAAGCTCCAGATCTTCCTGGCAACTTGCACAAGTCCGACAACCCTGAACGGCCAGGCGTCTTCGCTTATCTATGGGATCGCCACACTCACAACAATGAGTGGCAGATATAGCCTGGTGGTTCAGGCGGCGCATTTTTATTGCTGTGTTGCGCTGTAATTCTTCAATTTCTGATGCTGAATCAATGAGGTCTGCCATCTTCCATTAATCCCTGAATTGTTGGTTAATACGCTTGAGGGTGAATGCGAATAATAAAAAAGGAGCCTGTAGCTCCCTGATGATTTTGCTTTTCATGTTCACCGTTCCTTAAAGACGCCGTTTAACATACCGATTGCCAGACTTAAGTGAGTCGGTGTGAATCCCATCAGCGTTACCGTTTCGCGGTGCTTCTTCAGTACGCTACGGCAAATGTCATCGACGTTTTTATCCGGAAACTGCTGTCTGGCTTTTTTGATTTCAGAATTAGCCTGACGGGCAATACTGCGAAGGGCGTTTTCTTGCTGAGGTGTCATTGAACAAGTCCCATGTCGGCAAGCATAAGCACACAGAATATGAAGCCCGCTGCCAGAAAAATGCATTCAGTGGTTGTCATACCTGGTCTCTCTCATCTGCTTCTGCTTTCGCCACCATCATTTCCAGCTTTTGTGAAAGGGATGCGGCTAACGTATGAAATTCTTCGTCTGTTTCTACTGGTATTGGCACAAACCTGACTCCAATTTGAGCGAGGCTATGTGCCATCTCAATGCTCGTTCTTAACTCAACAGGAGATGCTTTGTGCATACAGCTCCCCGTTTATTATTTATCTCCTCAGCCAGCCGCTGTGCTTTCAGGGGATTTCGGGTAACAGAAAGGCCGGGAAATACCCAGCCTCGCTTTGTAACGGAGTAGACGAAAGTGATCGCGCCTACCCGGATATTATCGTGAGGATGCTTCATCGCCATTGCTTCCCAAATACAAAACCAATTTCAGCCAGTGCCTCGTCCATTTTTTCGATGAACTCCGGCACCATCTCGTCAAAACTCGCCATGTACTTTTCATCCCGCTCAACCACGACATAATGCAGTCCTTCACGCTTCATCCGCGGGTCATAGTTGGCAAAGTACCAGGCATCTTTTCGTGTCACCCACATGCTGTACTGCACCTGGGCCATGTAAGCCGACTTTATGGCCTCGAAACCACCGAGCCGGAACTTCATGAAATCCCGGGAGGTAAACGGGCATTTCAGCTCAAGGCCATTGCCGTCACTGCATAAACCATCGGGAGAGCAGGCGGTACGCATACTTTCGTCGCGATAGATGATCGGGGATTCAATAACATTCACGCCGGAAGTGAACTCAAACAGGGTTCTGGCGTCGTTCTCGTACTGTTTTCCCCATGCCAGCGCCTTAGCATTAACTTCCGGAGCCACACCGGTGCAAACCTCAGCCAGCAGGGTGTGGAAGTAGGACATTTTCATGTCAGGCCACTTCTTTCCTGAGCGGGGCTTTGCTATCACGTTGTGAACTTCTGAAGCGGTGATGACGCCGAGCCGTAATTTGTGCCATGCATCATCCCCTTGTTCGACAGCTCTCACGTCGATCCCGGTACGCTGCAGGATAATGTCCGGTGTCATGCTGCCACCTTCTGCTCAGTGGCTTTCTGTTTCAGGAATCCAAGAGCTTTCACTGCTTCGGCCTGTGTCAGTTCTGACGATGCGCGAATGTCGCGGCGAAATATCTGGGAACAGAGCGGCAATAAGTCGTCATCCCATGTTTTATCCAGGGCGATCAGCAGAGTGTTAATCTCCTGCATGGTTTCATCGTTAACCGGAGTGATGTCGCGTTCCGGCTGACGTTCTGCAGTGTATGCAGTATTTTCGACAATGCGCTCGGCTTCATCCTTGTCATAGATACCAGCAAATCCGAAGGCCAGACGGGCACACTGAATCATGGCTTTATGCCGTAACATCCGTTTGGGATGCGACTGCCACGGGCCGGTGATTTCTCTGCCTTCGCGGGTTTTGAATGGTTCGCGTCGGCATTCGTCCATCCACTCGGTAACGCAGATCGGATGATTACGGTCCTTGCGGTAAATCCGGCATGTACAGGATTCATTGTCCTGCTCAAAGTCCATGCCATCAAACTGCTGGTTTTCATTGATGATGCGGGACCAGCCATCAACGCCCACCACCGGAACGATGCCGTTCTGCTTATCAGGGAAGGCGTAAATTTCTTTCGTCCACGGATTAAGGCCGTACTGGTTGGCAACGATCAGTAATGCGATGAACTGCGCATCGCTGGCATCACCTTTAAATGCCGTCTGGCGAAGAGTGGTGATCAGTTCCTGTGGGTCGACAGAATCCATGCCGACACGTTCAGCCAGCTTCCCAGCCAGCGTTGCGAGTGCTGTACTCATCCGTTTTATACCTCTGAATCAATATCAACCTGGTGGTGAGCAATGGTTTCAACCATGTACCGGATGTGTTCTGCCATGCGCTCCTGAAACTCAACATCGTCATCAAACGCACGGGTAATGGCTTTTTTGCTGGCCCCGTGGCGTTGTAAATGATCGATGCAGAGTGATTCAAACAGGTGCTGGGGCAGACCTTTTTCCATGTCGTCTGCCAGTTCTGCCTCTTTCTCTTCACGGACGATCTGCTGGTAGTGACGCGCCCAGCTCTGAGCCTCAAGACGATCCTGAATGTAATAAGCGTTCATGGCTGAACTCCTGAAATAGCTGTGAAAATATCGCCCGCGAAATGCCAGGCTGATTAGGAAAACAGGAAAGGGGGTTAGTGAATGATTTTGCTTGATCTCAGTTTCAGCATTAATATCCATTTTTTATAAGCGTCGACGGCTTCACGAAACATCTTTTCATCGCCAATAAAAGTGGCGATAGTGAATTTAGTCTGGATAGCCATAAGTGTTTGATCCATTTTTTGGGACTCCTGGCTGATTAAGTATGTCGATAAGGCGTTTCCATCCGTCACGTAATTTACGGGTGATTCGTTCAAGTAAAGATTCGGAAGGGCAGCCAGCAACAGGCCACCCTGCAATGGCATATTGCATGGTGTGCTCCTTATTTATACATAACGAAAAACGCCTCGAGTGAAGCGTTATTGGTATGCGGTAACGCCGCGCTCAGGCGGCTTTGATAGTCATATCATCTGAATCAAATATTCCTGATGTATCGATATCGGTAATTCTTATTCCTTCGCTACCATCCATTGGAGGCCATCCTTCCTGACCATTTCCATCATTCCAGTCGAACTCGCACACAACACCATATGCATTTAAGTCGCTTGAAATTGCTATAAGCAGAGCATGTTGCGCCAGCATGATTAATACAGCATTTAATACAGAGCCGTGTTTATTGAGTCGGTATTCAGAGTCTGACCAGAAATTATTAATCTGGTGAAGTTTTTCCTCTGTCATTACGTCATGGTCGATTTCAATTTCTATTGATGCTTTCCAGTCGTAATCAATGATGTATTTTTTGATGTTTGACATCTATTCATATCCTCATAGATAAAAAATCGCCTTCACACTGGAGGGCAAAGAAGATTTCCAATAATCAGAACAAGTCGACTCCTGTTTAGTTACGAGCGACATTGCTCCGTGTATTCACTCGTTGGAATGAATACACAGTGCAGTGTTTATTCTGTTGTTTGCGTGAAAATGAAACCCGCCTGAGCGGGTTATGACCACTTTTTGTTTGGATTTCGTTGGTGAGCGTGGTTTACAGGATTATTTGATATACCCCATAACTCTGACTCGCTTATCTCTACACGAGAGAAAGACCTGCTTTCTTTCAGTTCTTTTATAAACCTAGAACCTACGATGACATCTATTGTCCCAGAAAGTTCTTGTAAAAGATCTTTGTTTTTTCTGAGGAAGAAAACATCTTCTTTATATTTAATTTTTACATAGAATTTATTCTGTATTTTTAATATATCAAAGCATGGCAGATATCTATATCCCTCATGCTTTCGCCACTGCTTAACAATTATAACATCTCTTTCATTTACTGCATTAATCAGCCCAAGACCAAGTATAGGTATGAATATTCTATTGTCTGCCGAAAGCGTACAATTATCACCACCAGGCAAATATGTATAAATCATGTCGGAATTTTTATACGCATCAACGAATGCACGTAAGAATCGTACATATTTTTGCCATCCGTTTATACCAAATTTACCATATAAGTATTCTTTATTTGTTAGAAGAAAACTATTTGTATCAGGAGCCTTATCTACAGACCTGTCGATAAGATCTCCAACTACGTTTACAAAGTCAAAGACAGAGTTTAATAAGAACAATTGTCTTTCAGTCGGGCGAATTTCAATTATGTAGCCTGGATGAAGACGATATTGCATCTGCTTACGAAGTATACTGAACGCTTGGGTCCGGGCATCTGAAAGCAACTTCCTGTCGCCATCGCCGTGAGCATTGTTTCTAATAAAACTGATATAATTTGCTAATTTTTCAGCCTCTTTTTTGTGTTTTTTTCGCTCTGATGCTGAGTCTATTGGTTTTGGTATGGACTTGTAATCAATTTTCTTCATTACGTACCTCATGCCAATGGAATGGATTTCCCTTTAACCTTTTGTCTTCCTTGACAAGTTATACCGAACTCACTTGGCTTGCTATACCAAACTCGATGATTCTTGCGCTCAATACGTTGCAGGTTGCTTTCAATCTGTTCGTGGTATTCAGCCAGCACCGTAAGGTCTATCGGATTCAGTGCGCTTTCTACTCGTGATTTCGGTTTGCGATTCAGCGAGAGAATAGGGCGGTTAACTGGTTTTGCGCTTACCCCAACCAACAGGGGATTTGCTGCTTTCCATTGAGCCTGTTTCTCTGCGCGACGTTCGCGGCGGCGTGTTTGTGCATCCATCTGGATTCTCTTGTCAGTTAGGGAAGGTGCGAATAAGCAGGTCATTTCTTCCCAAGCTGACTCGCTGATTAAAATTTCGCGGATCTGGGCCGATTTTTTTCCCGCAAACAC